TTCTTCTTTAATTATTTGGGTTTAACCAGGGTGCCTCGTGAAGTGATATGTCCGCGAAACTTCTTAGCAACAGGTTATATAAAAGAAGACAAAGGAGTGCCTAAGCTCTCTGTTCTGGTGATGAGGAGACTTTCGTGTTATAATAGAGCGTATGGAGGTCTTTCATATCCATATGTGACGAATGCGGCTTTTAACATAGGAGCGGTTTTAACGCCAATTATTCGAAAGTTTCCTAAGCAGCATATTACTCCAGCAGATAAGTATGATTTTAATTGGTCATATAGAGCGATAGTGTATTATTATACGTATTGTGTAAGGTTGTGTCCTCAGACTTGGGATTTAAGGCCAGAAGATCTAGAGCTGATAACCTTCTCGGACGCGTCGAATGGTATATTAGATCTGAAAGATCCGCGAGAGCGATTAGTACCGTTGGAAAGTTCAGTGGATGTGAGATTTATAGCGAAAGGAAATAAGAAACAATTTTCGTCTCTATGGCTAAGAAGGTTTGTAAAGATCATAACAACAGCACATGAAGATACAGTAGAGGAAGTGCCTATAGTTAAACGCCTTTTCTTTGGAATGATATCATTAGCAATAAAGAGTCAAAATTTAACGGTTTTGGATGATGATGATTTTTCGGCAGAATCAAATAAAGCTATGTTTGAAAAAGCTCGTTTATTTTTCCAGAGTCAGGACTTCATTATTCATTATTTGTTTAAAATGCGTCACAATGAGCGAACATACTATCCTAAGGATTGGTATCCGGTTGTGCGCATAGATATAGGCTCAAAATGGACACACGGAGGAGCAATGTGTAAGCTACAGGCGCTAAGGGCAGAAAGGATGGACACTTACAGGCCGTTAATAACAGAATATAGAGATGGAAGAAAGAAAATTGAGTGGGAATTGGAGAAAGAAGGGGATCAATTAGTGGGTTCAGGAGATATTAGAAACTTGGATCAGAATTTGAAAGCTATGATGTTAATGGTATATATGCAAATGGCTAGGATATGGGTAAAACCAGAGAATTCACATCGGTACAGGATGATGCAATACTTGCTAGAAGGGGCTTCAGAACTTTTAGCGGGGAAGCATGTAAGGTGGTTTAGTCATTACATATTATTAATAGGCATGATGCCGTCGGGGTCGTTAGATACGTCGCACGGAGATTCATGGATAGTAGCTATTTTCTATTTTCTCACATTTTGGTTTTATGTGATAGCTCATAGTTCAGAGGAAGTAGCTCGCTGTATCCAGCACCATATGGAGAGAAGGAGAATGGTATCTATAATATTTGGTGATGATTTCCTATATTCATATCCTCGGGAGTTACATGACGTGATAGGTATCTTTGAATTCAAGAAGTTTATAGAAGAGATGTACCACACAGAGATGAGGTCATGTTATGTTCATTCAACAGTGATTACTTATCCAATGGTGGATAGAGGTAGAGTTACATTTCCTAAAGGACGTTCACATCGTGGTCCGTCATATTTAAAGCGTCATATAATACCTAGTATTTCGTTCGATCTTCAGTCTATAGAGAAGGAAATTTCGAAATATGTTCCGTGGCGACCTACAGAGCAGTATTTTACAAGAGCGGGAGTCCCTGATGATAGAGAAATATCACTAGAAGACATTCTTAGTAGGCTGATAGGGTTGTTCTATGATAACGGGGGAATAGACCCGAATTCTCACCGATTCTTGTCTGATGTATATCGCTCAATTTATAATGTTATTATTGCAGAAGATGGGGGTCAGGAGAAATTGGAGAGAGAGATAGAAGGGGACAATCTAAAGTATTTTAGGAAGCTAGGAATAGAGGGATCGTTTAAAATTGGGGATATGCCTTCACGCTCCCACTTGTTAACATACCATATTCCTGATATCTCTAGACACGATGATCCACATGTGGGATGGACCTGGCAGGAGTATTTGAGAAATGCGGAGGTTTTATGATGGG